GTGGTATTTCAGGAACTAAAGGTGAAGCTTTAGAAACTTTTGGTGCAGTATCAAAAGGTTCAGACGCAAAAACACCTCAAGGTTCTACTAACTACTATCCAGATGTAATTTACAATTCATCAAATTACATTTACTGGATGGACCATAACGCTTCAGGTTCAAACTGGGGTAGCGCAGTATCAGGTACAACTTTTACTTCCGTTACTACAGTAAGTGAAGTATCACTACAAAGTGGTGCTGATGGTTCAGCTGCAACTACAGCTCAAAAGTTATCTGCTTATGAAAAATTTGCAGACGCAGAGACAGTTGATGTTGGACTAATCATGGCTGGTAACGGTAACGCTACTCACATTGACAACTTAATTACAGTTGCTGAAAATAGAAAAGACGCAGTTGTATTTGCTTCTCCAGAGAGAGCAGATGTTGTTGGTGTAGCAAACGCAAATACACAAAAAGATAATGTTGTAGGATTCTTTAACGGTATCCGTTCATCTTCTTATGTTGTGTTTGATAGTGGTTACAAATACCAGTACGACAGATACAATGATGTTTACAGATATGTACCTTTAAACGGTGACATAGCAGGTTTAGCTGCAAGAACAGACCTAGTAGCAGACAGTTGGTTCTCACCAGCAGGTCTTAACAGAGGTATTGTTAGAGGCGCAGTTAAATTAGCATTTAATCCACAAAAATCTCATAGAGATGAGTTATACAGAGCTAGAGTAAATCCTGTGGCAACATTCCCAGGACAAGGAACTGTATTATTCGGAGATAAAACTGGACTATCTGCTCCTTCAGCATTTGATAGAATCAATGTTAGAAGACTGTTCATCACTTTAGAGAAGGCAATCTCAACTGCTTCTAAATTCCAACTCTTTGAATTCAATGATGAGTTTACAAGAGCAAACTTTAGAAACATTGTAGAGCCTTTCCTAAGAGAAGTACAAGGTAGACGAGGTATTACAGACTTCTTAGTAGTCTGTGATGAAACTAATAACACAGGTGAAGTAATTGATAGAAATGAATTCATAGCAGAAATCTTTGTGAAACCTGCTAGAAGCATTAACTTCATTACTTTACAATTTATCGCAACACGAACTGGCGTCTCTTTTGACGAAGTTGCAGGTTAAGGTAGAGGAGAAATAAAATGGCAAACATTAACGACTTCAAAGCTAAACTTGCAGGCGGTGGCGCAAGAGCCAACCAGTTTAAGGTAACTATGCCTTTTCCTGGTTATTCGCAAGTTGGTGGAGAGATAGAAGAACTAGCATTCTTATGTAAAACTACACAGTTGCCGGCAATGACAATTCCGTCATTTACGGTACCTTTCAGAGGTAGACAAATTAAGATTGCTGGTGATAGAACATATGCTGATTGGACAATCACGGTACTAAATGATACAAATTTCAAATTAAGAAACGCATTTGAAAGATGGTCAAATGGTATTAACAATGCGACAGATGGTGAAGGATTAACAAATCCTGCTGACTATCAAGTTGACGCATTTGTTGACCAATTAGATAGAAATGGTGCAACGATTAAGTCTTACACTTTAAGAGGTGTATTCCCGACTGAAATCGCTGCTATTGAATTGGACTACGGAACAAATGACGCAATCGAAGAATTTGGTGTGACATTTGCTTACCAATACTTTGAAAGTAACACTACTACTTAATACATAAATAGTAGTAAAAGTAAAGGAATAATATTATGGCTGAATTATTTGGATTTTCTATCACTCGTCTTAAAAAGACAGCGGATCCAAAACAAAGCTTTACACAACCACAGGCGGATGATGGTACACAAACCATCGCCGCCGGTGGATATTTTGGTCAGTACCTTGACATGGAAGGTCAGGCCAAAACAGAGCAAGACCTCATCCGAAGATATAGAGAAATAGCATTACACCCCGAATGTGACATGGCAATCGAAGATATTGTCAATGAAGCAATCGTGGCTAATGAATTGAAGGATGCTATTCGACTAAAATTGGATGAAGTACCTTTTGGTAAAGAAGTTAGACGAAAGATAGAAGATGAGTTTAAAGAAGTATTAAGGTTAATGAACTTTAATACAAAAGGTCACGACATATTTAGAAGATGGTATGTTGATGGCAGAGTTTACTATCATAAAGTAATTGATAGAGAGTCGCCAAGAAAAGGTATCACAGAGTTAAGATACATTGACCCTAGAAAAATTAAAAAAGTTAGAGAAGTAAGAAAGAAAAGACCTGACGGTCCTACACCTCATGGTCTATCTATCATTGACGAATACGAAGAATACTATTTGTTCAATGAAAAAGGAATTGCCGGCACAACATCTGGTGGTATTAAGATTGCACCAGATACAATTTCATTTGTGCCATCAGGATTAATTGACCAAAATAAAAATATGGTCTTGTCTTATTTACATAAGGCTATTAAACCTGTAAATCAATTAAGAATGATTGAAGACGCTACAGTAATTTATAGAATTGCTAGAGCGCCTGAAAGAAGAATATTTAAGATTGATGTTGGTAATTTACCAAAAGTAAAAGCTGAACAATACCTAAGAGATGTTATGGCAAGATATAGAAATAAACTTGTCTATGACGCACAAACAGGTGAAATCAGAGATGACAGAAACTATATGTCTATGTTAGAAGACTTTTGGTTACCAAGCAGAGAGGGTGGTAGAGGTACAGATATTACTACACTACCTGGCGGACAAAATCTTGGAGAAATATCTGACATTGAATACTTTAGAAGTAAACTATATCGTTCATTGAATGTACCAGCAAGTAGATTAGAAGCAAGTCAAGGTTTTAATTTAGGTAGAAGTACCGAGATTACCAGAGACGAACTTAAATTTACAAAGTTTGTACAAAGGTTGAGAAAAAAGTTTACAGAATTATTTAATGACATTTTAAGAACACAATTAATATTAAAAGCTGTTATCACGGAAGAAGACTGGCATACTCTAAGAGATTTTGTTCAGTATGACTTTTTGCAAGATGGACACTTTGCTGAACTTAAAGAAAGTGAAATGCTTTTAGAAAGATTAAGATTAGCAAACGAAGTGAGAGATTATGTTGGTAAATACTATTCAGTACAGTATGTTAGAAAAATGATACTTAAACAATCTGATAGAGATATTGAAGACATTGATAATCAAATCAAACAAGAAATTGATGACGGCATTATATCAGCACCTACGGAAGATATTCCAGGTTCTGGTGGAAACTTATAGGAGATAAAAAATGAGTGAACATATTAAAAAATTTGTTGACGACTTATCAGTCGGTAATAATGCAGAAGCAGGAGAAGCTTTTAAAGACGCTTTAAGAGCTAAAGTTGCAGACAGTTTAGACCAGGCTAGAGTTGATATTGCAGGTAAAATTTTTAGTGATGTTGAACCACAACCGTTCAGCGACCCTAAACCAGCAGTAACAGACCCTAATCCTGAAACAGCTGTGATAATTGACACACAAGGTCAAGAAGTACAATTTGAACCTAATGGCAACGAACAACCAACTCCTGAATCTGAAGTACCAGAGGCGCCGGTAAATGATGAAAGTCAACCAACTACTTAAACCAAATGTAGTTAACACTACAGCATTTAATAGTTTACCACCAAAACATAGAGATGTGGTAAATGATTTTTATAAAGTTGTAGAGTTAGAAAAAGGAAATGTAGTTGACAGAGTTGAAGCAGCCGTAGATGTGGTTGCTGATAAACATAATGTAAGCACAGAAATTCTATACAATTATATAGAAAAAGAAACGGGAGTATAAACATGGCTTGGGTAAATGTTCCAGGTTCTGATAGTATTTGGGAGTATGATAACGCCGCTACAATAAGCGACACATATCCTGATTCAGCTGATGGTGCAAATTCAACTATCTCAGCTGGTATTAGAACTTATACAAAACCAGGTACTAGTGATACTGTTGAAGTTTATATTAGATGTAGAACAGTTGCAGATTCAGTTGAAAGAGGAGAGTTATACAAAGGATATTATGACCAACAATTTTCATCTGGTGGTGGATTAGATACTATTGAAGATTCCGTATCAGACGCAGCTACAACTCTACAAATTTGGTTTGACGCTTCTTCAGGTGGACAATTTATACCTTCAGTTTTAGATGGTGATACATTTACACAATGGACGGATAAGTCAAATTTTGCTCATAATGCTAATCCAACTGGCGGCGCAACAACAAGACCTACATTTAGAACAGCAGTACAAAATGCTAAATCTATTGTAAGATTTGACGGAACAAATGATTGTTTAAGTATTAATCCTATTGCGTGGGCTCAAAGTTTAGCAGGTATGACAGTTATTACTGTATCTAAATTTTCTAGTACATCTGGCACACAAACATTAACTACAAGTGACCAAGATGATATGGGTATTTTTATTGATACAAATTATAAAGTAACAATGGCAGGTGCAAGTGCTGATAGTAGCACAGCAGCTGATACAAGTTATCATATTCACACTTTAAAATTTGATGGTGCAGGTGTTGGAAACGCAGCTAGATTAATTTATAGATTAGATGGTACAGCTAAAACTTTAACTTTTACAGGTACGGTTGGTGCAACTACAAGTGCTTCAAATGGAACAATCTTTTTAGGATGTGATGACAGCGCTGAATTTATGAATGGTGATGTTGCAGAATATTTAATATTTAATAAAGCATTATCAAATTCAGAAATGACAGATGTTGAAACATATTTAACAACAAAATGGGGATTATAAAAAAATGACTATCGTATCTGAAAAATTAGTAGATGATTCGTTTAAGGTAATTAATAAAATTACTGGTGCAAGAAATGAAAACGAAACATTAATAGATTTAGATACACTATTAGGTTCTACAAACGAATCTAAAATATCAATTGCAAATGCTTACTATGAAGTAAAAGGCACAGGCAATGTAACTTTGCAATTTGATGAGAACGACCCAATACTTACAATGGTCGGTATTGATAATTACGGTTTAAAACAAAATGAACCAAAACTTAAAACAACTGAAGGTACAGGTGACATTAAAATAAAATCAGACTCTAATGTAGATGAATTCAGTCTTATTTTAGAATGTCATAAAGAAACAGGATTTAATTAAAATGGCAGATTTAGTAACAACACAAACAATAGCAGACACATCTGGTGTTAAATTTGTGGTCAAAATGACCAACTTATCAGACGGTACAGGTGAACAATTAGTAAATAAGGTTGACGCTTCAGAATTAACTTTTATGACCGAAGACGGCCAAAGAAAGATTGCGAGAGTATGGTATTCTATCAACACTGCTAATAACAAGTCTGCTGTAGAATTAGTATGGGCAGGAACTACCAATGCAACAGCAATGTTGTTGAGTGGTAATGGTTATATGGACCTTAGAACTGCTGGTAATGAAATACCTAACAACGCAACAACACCAACTGGAGATGTACTATTATCTACTAAAAACTTTGCAAATGGTGATAATTACACATTAATTGTAGAGTTTAGATAATAAATTGTATAAATAGTTGGTACGAGAGAGAAAAACATGAAACTAATATCGGAAGAGATACAAGACGCACAATACTTGGTTGAAGAAACCAATGGTAAGAAGAATTATAAAATTCGTGGTGTCTTTTTACAATCAGATATAAAGAACAGAAACGGTAGAATTTATGAAAGTGAAATACTTTCTAAAGAGGTTGACCGTTATACAAAAGAATTTATCAATAAAAAAAGAGCATTCGGTGAATTAGGCCATCCAGATGGACCTACTGTAAATTTAGAGAGAGTATCACATATGATTACTTCTCTAAAATCCGAAGGTAAAAATTTTATTGGTGAGGCAAAAATCATGGATACACCATACGGTAAGATTGTTAAAGGTCTTATTGACGAAGGTGCTCAATTAGGAGTATCAAGTCGTGGAATGGGATCCTTGGTCCAAAAAGGTGGCGCCAACTATGTAGGTAAAGACTTTTACTTAGCTACAGCCGCCGATATCGTTGCAGACCCCTCAGCTCCAGATGCTTTCGTTGAAGGTATTATGGAGAGTAAAGAGTGGATTTGGAACAATGGTGTATTAGTTGAAAAAGAACTGGATATGTGGAAGAGAGAAATTGAGCAAACAAAACGACACGCATTAGCAGAAGCTAAGGCAAATGTGTTTAAAAAGTTTATTCAAAATCTTTAATCTTATAAATATCTACAATAGAGAAAAAATAACTAGTTATTTTAAAAAGGAGATTTCTCAATGGCCGATACAGAAAAAAACTTAGAGGCGTTAGAGGCAGAAGCAGTAGCGGAAGCTACAGCTGCGGATGCTCCTAAGAAGAATGCTGTTGCGGCTGAACCTTCTAAATTGTCTAACGAGGCAGAAGATTTAGGTCCAGCTGTGGTAAAAAACACAGACAGCAATCCTGACGCAACTAAAAAAGTAAAAGAAGTTTCTGGTCAGGCTCCTCAAAAAGCTGAGGGTGCACCTGAGCCAATGCCAAAGTTAGATGACAAACATCCAGCTAAAGCAATGGAAGAAACTGAAAAAGAGGACGGAGAAGTCGTAAACGAAGGCGAAATGCCAGCAGGTCTCAAAAAATACCTTGACAAGAAAGATGATAAAAAATCTGACGACAAGGAAAAAGAAGAGGGTTATGGCAAGATGAAAAAAGAAGAGATGGAACTAGATGTTAAAGAACATGTGGACGCTCTTATCGCTGGAGAGAATGACTTATCTGAAGAGTTTAAAAACAAAGCTGCAACTATTTTTGAATCAGCAGTAAAATCAAAAGTACGAGAGATTCAAGAACATTTAGAGGCAGATTTTAACAACAAATTAGAGCAAGAAAGTGCTAAAGCAAAAGATGAATTAACTGAAAAAGTTGACTCATATCTTTCTTATGTCGTTGAAGAGTGGATGAAAGAAAATTCTATCGCACTTGAAAGAGGCATTAAGGGTGAGATTGCTGAAGACTTTATCAGCGGTTTGAAAAAACTTTTTGCTGAACACTACATTGATGTTCCTGATGAAAAGTATGATGTTTTGGAAGAGCAATCTTCTAAGATTGAAGACTTAGAAAAGAAACTCAATGAGCAAATTGAGAAAAATGTTGAGTTAAACAAGGTAAATGGAGATTATACTAGACAGTCTATTATGACTGAAGTAGCTTCTGACCTTGCTGACACAGCAAAAGAAAAATTTGCGAAGCTTGCCGAAGAAATTGAATACTCAGACGCAGAAACTTTTAAGCAAAAGTGTGAAACTATTAAAGAGTCATACTTTGGTAAAAAAGAATCAGTGAATGAGGACTTACATGATGTGGCGGCTGGTGAATCTTCTAACGAGGATTTATCAAATGCAATGGCTGCTTACACCGCCGCTATTAGCAAAACAAAAGACATTAAATTGTCTACAGGTAAATAAGTAAAGGGAGAAATAAGACATGTACTTATCCGAAACACACGAAAAAAAATGGCAGCCTGTACTTGAGCATCCTGATTTACCAGAAATCAAGGATTCTTACAGACGAGCCGTTACATCTGTGATTTTAGAAAACCAAGAAAGAGCTTCTAAAGAAGACCAAGCTTTCTTGTCTGAGGCAGCCCCAACTAACGCAACTGGTTCATCCGTTGCTAATTGGGATCCTATTCTAATTTCATTAGTAAGAAGAGCAATGCCTAACCTTATCGCATACGATATCGCAGGCGTACAACCTATGACTGGTCCTACTGGACTAATCTTTGCAATGAGAAGCAGATACACTTCACAAACTGGCAACGAAGCTATGTTTGACGAAGCTGATACAGATTTCTCAGGCAGAAACGCAGCTGGTTCATCTGTTGATGGTTATTCATCTACAGCGCAATCAGGTGCTAATCCAGGTGCTTTAAACGACAGCCCAGCAGGTACTTACACAACAGGTACTGCTATGACTACAGCTGCTGCTGAAGCATTAGGTGACGATAGCGGAAACGCTTTCGCTGAAATGGCATTCTCAATTGAGAAATCAACTGTGACTGCTAAATCAAGAGCTCTTAAAGCAGAATACACTATGGAACTTGCACAAGACTTGAAAGCAATCCATGGTTTAGACGCAGAAACAGAACTTGCAAACATCTTGTCTGCTGAAATTTTAGCAGAAATCAATAGAGAAGTTGTAAGAACTATCTACACAAATGCAGAAAAAGGTGCTCAAACTGGTAATGTTACAACTGCTGGTATCTTTGACTTAGACACAGACTCAAACGGTCGTTGGTCAGTTGAAAGATTCAAAGGTTTAATGTTCCAATTAGAGAGAGATGCTAACAGAATTGCACAAAGAACAAGAAGAGGAAAAGGTAATATGATTATCTGTTCTTCAGATGTTGCTAGTGCTCTTCAAATGGCTGGTGTATTAGATTACACTCCTGCATTAAACAATAATCTAAATGTTGACGACACAGGCAATACATTTGCTGGTGTATTAAACGGCAGATACAAAGTGTACATTGATCCGTACTCAGCAAATAGCTCAGCAACACAATACTATGTTGTTGGTTACAAAGGTACTTCACCTTATGACGCTGGTATGTTCTACTGTCCATATGTTCCACTACAAATGGTGAGAGCAGTTGGTCAGGACACTTTCCAACCAAAAATTGGCTTCAAAACTAGATATGGTCTTGTTGCTAACCCATTTGCAGAAACAGGTGCCGCTTCAGGTGCTGTGTCAGCTGTGAATGACGCTGGTTCTGCTAACTCAAACAGATACTACCAAAGAGTTAAAGTAGCTAACTTGATGTAATATCAATTGAGTTGTTTAATCAACTTCAAAAAGGGCGGCCTTAAAAAGTCGCCCTTTTTTTTGGCCTTCCTCCTAAATGGATAAATATTAGTATGACTACTACAAATGCATACGATAGACAACCTACTAAATTTGATTACGCTTCACCTACACAGTTTAAGTTTTCATTAGTTAAACTGCCTAAAGTGGAGTATTTTTGCACATCCGTAAATATTCCAGGTGTTTCACTTGGTAGCACAGTACAAAAAACACCATTTGCAGATATCAAACTACCAGGAGATAAGGTAGATTTCTCTCCACTGGTGATGACTTTCTTAGTTGATGAGAACTTAGAGAACTATAAAGAGATACACGGATGGGTAATGGGTATTGGTTTCCCTAAAGACTATTCACAATCCAGAGAATTGTTAAGTGCTGGTTCTGATAGATTTCCAACTACAACTGGTGCTAATTTAACAACCGATCCAGGTAAAGTTAAATACGGACCTACTTCTATTGGCGGTGTATTTTCAGACGCTACATTAACAATCTTATCAAGTAAGAATAACGCTGTACAAGAAGTAAGATTTTCTGAGGTATTTCCTACAGACTTATCTGGTTTATCATACAATCAACAAGCGGCTGATATTGATTACTTACAGGCAACTGTTACTTTTGGTTATAAAATATATGAATTTGCAGGTGTAGGAGCCTCAACAACAAGTATTGTAAGCTCGTAAAAAGCTTTACATTTTTAAATAATTATGTTATATTGGAGATATTATGGATTTAGAAAAACTACAAGAATTAGCTGATAGTGATTTGAAGATTAATGATGTTGAATTAGACCTTGAGTCTTTAAAAACACCTCAGTTACACAACAAATATATGAAACACTTAACTAAGTTTAAGTTAATGCTTAGTCGTGCTGAAGGCGATTTGTATAATACCAAAAGAGAACTTTGGGAATATTATACAGGTAAAGCTGATGCCTCAGTGTATGCACAAAAACCTTTCAACTTTAAATTATTAAGACAAGATGTTGACCAATATATTTACTCAAATGAAGAGTATATAAAGGCAAAACAAAAAGTAGATTACTTACAAACTTGTGTTGATTTTTTAGATAGAACAATTAAACAAATTTCAAATAGAACCTTTACTATTAAAAACGCAATTGATTGGCGTAAGTTTACTAGTGGTGCCATTTAATGTTTTTACAAAAATTGTATCATATAAAAGAAGGCATTGTACCTAGTAGTCTATGCGATAAAATCATTGCTGATGGTGAAGATAAAAATATATCAGAAGCCACAATACAAGACGGTGATAAATCAAATAGAAAATCAAAAGTTTCTTGGTTAGATGATAATACATTAAAAACATCATTGATTAATTTAATAACAATTGCTAATAAAGAAAGTAATTGGAATTTTGATATTACAGAATTTGAACCATTACAATATACAATTTACAATAAAGGTGACCATTATGATTGGCACATTGATACACACGCAAAACCATATGACAATGGTTTAATTCGTAAGTTAAGTTTTACTATGTGTTTAACAGATGACTATGAAGGTGGTGAAATTGAATTAAGTCAACCACATCCTATTTCAAGTAAAACAAAATATTTTAAATTAGATAAAGTTTTTAAGAGAGGCACTATGATTGTATTTCCCTCACATGCTTGGCATAAAGTACACGAAGTAACCAAAGGTACTAGAAAAGTATTAGTTGGTTGGGTCGTAGGCAAACAGTTTTCATAAAATGACAAACACTAGATATTTAATTATAGACAAGAAAGATGATGTCTATTTAAAAATAGAAGCTGATGAGGACATTCGTAGAGAGTTAGGTCAATTCTTTACATTTGAAGTACCTGGTTTTAAGTTTATGCCACAGTACCGTAGTAGGGTGTGGGATGGAAAAATCAGATTGTTCTCTTATCAAACAGGTCAAATTTATGTTGGTCTATATCCTTATATTCTAAAATGGTGTGAGGACAATGATGTACAAGTTGTTGACGGCAGTAAAATTATAGATACTAAGGTAGACGAAAAAAAAGTTGACCAATTTATTCAAGCGTTAAAGATACCTTTTAAGGTACGAGATT